CGCTGGACCCGTCCGACCTCTGCGAGCAAGTCCTCCGCGCATCAGACATTCCAGCTATTGGAAGGAACAAAGATACCCGGCTTGACGCTTTCAAAGCTAGGCTGCGATACGTCAATTCGACGCTTGACCTTATCCCGCGCGATGTAGTTATTCAACAGTCCGTAGTACCGCGTCTCGTCCGCTTGATAAGGCAGACCCTTGATCTGCTTCCAGCGATACATCATGCCCTTTTGGATGATGTTCTCAGGGAACACAAAGAGGTCTGTATCCGCGGTAATAGCTGGCTTCAGTACTCCCAGATCATCCGTCACACAGTAACTGCTCATGTATTCAAAAGCGATCTCACTGAACGGAGCACTAGGCACCGGGTCGAACAGCAGCTCATCATTCCTAATCCGGTACTTATACATGATCCCGGCTGTCGGCAGAGCCTTTAACTCCTGCCACTCCGACTCTGTAATAGGCCCGATCAATGGCCGCATCAGTGTCCGATCGTAGAACGTCTCGAAGATCGCGTACTGATACCCCAACGGGCACAATGTCGCCATCGCGCCTTGGCTCTCTGTAGCTACCGTCGTGAAGGTACATTCCTGCGTGGTAACATTAAACTTACTCTCCGTCACCAACTCCGACAGGACCTCGTTCACGATGCCGTAAAGCTGATTAACCGTCGTCTCGGTGCTGCCGATCACACCTGTCGGCACGCTCAACGCATGGATACGGCAGTGTTGTTGTATGATCGACAGCAGAGACATTATGCCTTTTCCTTAACCGGAGTAAGAGCAGCAACCTGGGATTGGAGTTTCTTGAACTCTGCTTCCCGCTTCTCGTCGCGCTCTTTCAAAGCGCCAATCTCGATCCGCAAGGCCTCAGCTTCTTCAGCCAATTTCCCCGGACCTTCGGAAGCTTCGAGCCACGCAGCGGCCTTTGCTTTCAGAGCGCGACCACCCATGCCGATCCGCCCGACAGTCTCTTCGTTAGCTACAGCCAACTCTTCAATCGTCCGGACGTTGATGTCGAGCAGGAGTTTGATCTGTGCTGGCGAAGCCCCTGGCCAGTCCCGAACCGGAGTACCGAACTCAGGAGTGTCCCGCGACTCACGGAAGTTCTGCAGGGCCTTCTCATAAATCGGCAACCACTCAGCCGGGATGCGGTCTTGGTTCACGCCTTCGCGCACATTGTCCAACCAAGCCTCTGCCTCGCGTTCGATCTGATCCCGTGTTCCTGCCGGCGTGACAATGGCAAAAACTACATCCCTGCCCACATAATGCCCCGCCTCGATCGTCGCTTCCCGGTCCTCCAGTGACCGGACTTCGAACCTTACATAAGGCGGTTTCGGTGGTGCTTCAGCCATGATAATTCCTTCGAGCAGTTACCCCTTAAAAACCTCCCCGGTGCTGAGGGGTACAACAGCACCGGGGAAGTCCGCTCAACCGAATTGCCGAGCCGGCTTAGGTAATCGCACCCTGTGCAAAGGGACGATTGATGTGTGCGACATTGTAGAAAAGCGTCGCGTTGTTGTAGGTCGCAGTGACAGTCCCGTTCACGGCTGCTGTCGTCGCAACACTCAGGGTCACCTGCGTGCCGCTCGGATCAATTTCCGAAACGATGGTCAAGGCTGCAATACCCGTTCCCGACAGATAGGCTCCAATAAACCAACCGTCAGACCCGGAGATGTTCAGCTTGAACGAACCGCTGTTCGCGGTGCATCCAGTCTTTGCAACCGTCTGCGTTGCCGGCACTGCCACACGAGCGTTGACCAACTGCTTACCCGCAGCCAGTGCGCCCGCCTGTCCAGCCGCCACGATCGAGAACGTCGTGTCAGCCGCAACCGTAGCATTGCTCAACACCGGAACAAGCCCGGTTTCGGCAACCCAACCAAACTGGCCAACAGTCATGGGTGTCATTGCGACATAAACTGGCCGCCCCATAATAGCCGTGTTGGTGACTTCCGTCGCGAGGAACTGATATTTCCCCGAAACGACCGCCGGGTTCAAGGCAACAACTGCCCCGACTCGGATCGTGCCATTCGCCTGGACGTAGACCATTTCGGCCCCACCCCAGTAGTTGTCAACAAACTGCGCCCCAAGGCCAGTCTGCTGCCGTGCTGTCGTATCAGGTAGTCCGAAGTTAGCAACCTGCTGCGTTCCGACGATACCTGAAATGTTAGAATAAGACATTTCATTCCCTTTCTAGAAATTCCCGGTAATTAGATTTCCCTAATTCCCGGTATTTCCAATTATGCCTTGAGGACACCCTGAAGACGACGGTTGCTGCAGACCATGTTGCCCATCCACAGGATCGGAATAACTGCCGCATCCTGATTATAAGGCGACATCTGATCCTGCACCGACAAGTTGGCGTCCTTGTGGACAACCAGCTCGATGTACTCCGTGTTAAGGAAGTACATATGCGCTGCAGGAATGCCTGAACCACCGTCGAAGATCACGTCAGCGTTCTTGTACTTCAGGCTAGTGAAGCCACCGCTGACGGAGTCGTCATTGGTGTACCGCTTGATCGCAACCTGCGACCCCTCGAAGAACGTGAAGTAATCGTTCGATGCCACGATCAGATCTGGCTTGTCGTCGCCGCGCACCTGGTTCAACCACAGCGGGAGCATCAGCCCCGTCTCCATAGTCGTAGCACTCGGAACAACTGCACCACCGCCCTGAATAGGAGCCGCGGCCGACTGAACAGCATTCTGCCAGAAACTCCAAGTACCGGAGTCGATACCACCAATGATACCAGTGCCGGCGTCGGCGACCATCGCCTGCAGACCACTGATTTGGTTAGGTAGCGTACCGTCAGCATAGAGATCGTAGCTGAAGTTGTTCTTGAAGGTCCGCATCGCGTTCTTGATACGAGCCTTCGCCAGTTTAATGATCTGACTGCTGCCGCTATTGGTCCGAAGTTCGAGACCCGATGCGACGACATTCAGAGCAATCTGACGCCATTGGTATTCGGCCGCGCTGATCACATCCGACTGTTGAATGTTCAACAGATCGTAACCCGAATAGCGCTGGTAAGTGCCGTTCGCGTTGTAATCGAGAGGCTGGACGATCGTTAGACCACCGTCCTCGGTGCGGATATTCCCTTTCGTGGCCATGCGCGCATAAAGCGCATTGTTCCGCGAAATGTTATCCTTCACGTCCTTGCTGTGCTTCCGAAATGTGGTAGACACAAGCTCCGTGAAGGTTGCGTTTGGAGAAGCCATTATACAACCCTTTCAAAGTGCTAGGACCGAGAGGAAATCTCGGCCATGGTTTCGCTTAACGTGTCGTCCATCGAGCCAAGCGGGACCGTGCCGTCCCTTGATTTCGGAATGGTTGTCACAGAGTCAGCCGTGGAGCGGGCTATTTTGTCCTTACGCTTATCGTGTTCGGCTGTGGCAGTGGATAGCTTTTCGGCTGTGAGCCGGTCTATCTCTTTCTGCCGCGTGGCCGGATTAGCGTAGACAGCCTTTTCATAGGCTTCGGCAAGGGTGTTAGCCATGCCACTTCCAAAGAGCTTTTGAATGTCGTTCGCCAGCTCATCGAAATAGGGGTGCGCGGGATCAGCCGCGAAAGCGTCAATCTCGTCTGCAATTGCTTTACCAGCGCGAGTCTGCTCGGCAGTCTGCGCGCCATTGATCGTCGAGCGAAGCTGCTGCACTTCACGCTCAAGACTAATCAACTTCGGATCAACGGGTTCGCCAAGCCCCTGATCAGCGATGTAATTCAGCAATTCAGGCAGTGGGATTTGATACCCATGCAGCATACTCGCTGCCAGTTCGACCTTCTGTGCCTCTGTCCCCTTCGTCAGCAGATAATGGTTCGCCGCGAATGACTGGAACATTTGAACAGGGTCGATGCCTTCGGCTGCCAAGATCGGTGCATATGGCTCTACGACAGCGTGATAGCGTTGACCAATCTCGGCAGCACCTTTGTATTGCGAAATCCCCTGCATGAAGTCCTCTTCACGCTTTAGGATTTCCTGCTGTGCGCGGGGTGGGATGGTCGCCCAGGTCTCGAGGGCTTCCTTCGTCCATGTCTTTGGCGCGCCAACTTCCTGAACCTCAGCCGAAGTCTCCTCAGCAGCCGGCGGTTCCTCTGTAGGTTGGGGAGAAGGCTCTGCCGCATCAGCAATCGGCTCACCGGAAGGCTCGGCCTCCTCCCCCTCAGCCGGACTCGTTCCTTCGACTTCACCGTCCTCTTCGTCGCCCTGCCCGAACAGCTCAGAGGATATATCAGCCGTGGCTGCGGTCATGTCGAAATCCGACTGAGTTTCTTGTCCGTCAAGTTCTTTGGTATCTTCGATATTCATGGCAGGTCCCTTATTTCCGTTCTACGACGACATCAAGCCCACCGTTGACCAGTTCATTATGAAGCTGCTCTTTTTTCGCCGATGAGTAGGACTCGATCTCTTGTTCCACAGTATCCTCAATCTTTTTGTCGAAGGCGGCTTCGTCGGAAGTCTTGCGTCTAGTCGCTTGGTCTGTTTCACCGGGTTCGAGAACACGGCAACCTTGCTCCTTGAGATTATCCCGATGCGCCCCCTTCGACCCTATCCATTTGTCTGTAACCGGGCAAGTGTAACCCGTATTATCGACTGAAATCATGGGTGTAGATATGAGGCGTTTAGCCGCAGAACCACAAGCACAAAATATAGGCTCTGAGAAATGAGTTAGTTTAATAACCCTTTCGAACTTAGAGCCAGTAGCTTCGCATCGAATATCGTAAAGAGGCATTACTTTTTCCTAAGCCGAGCATTAGGGTCTTGGTTGGGGACTTTGTGTTTGGCGCGCAAAGCTTTGCCTTCGGACTGAAGGCTTTCGTAGTCCTTAGCCCCGCGACCACCGTAGAGGCTGCCGCTTAAATGCTCACGCTCCGCTGACTCAGCAGCATTCATTATCTCAGAGTCGGAAAGGGCTTTGCCAAACTCCTTCGGATGCGCAGGTGTAGCGCCGGCTGCCAGCTTATAAACATCGCGCCTTTCCTGCACTTTTTTAATATCAGCACGATCGCGCGCGCGAATGTCCTCAGCAACCTTGTCCACTCCGTCAAGGACCTTCTTCATGGATTTGTCAGGCATTTGCCGGCTCCTTTGGTTTGGCTCTCAACTGCTCCATCTTCAACCGATGTTGCTCACGCTGGAACTCAGCCTTCGCCGCCAACGACTGCCGCTGCAAGTCCATTTCCTCGCGTTTGATTTGCAACTCCTGCTGCTTGATTTGGGCTTCTAGCAACATCAAAGCCTTCTCATTCTCGAAGTTCTGCTGAGCCATTTGCATATCCATCTCGGATTTCTGCTTGTCCGTAGCGGCCTTTGCCTGATCAGCTTCTGCCTTTGCCTTCTCACTCGCAGCTTTCGCGTCCGCCGCGGGATCGGGTTTTGGCTCTGGAGGCTTCATCTGGTTCAGCGCATCCTCAAGCTGGTTCCCGAAGTTGAACCTACGACTGACCACCAGCAGCATTTCCTTCGCGACCTCAATCGGCAAGGCTCCCTGTTCAACCAATGGCGCAACACCATTCAAGAACTGGCTCACCGCGTTCATCAACTCGGAAATATCTTCCTTATCCTGCGCAGCCTCAGCGTCAATCGTGGAGTTGGTTTCAATGTCAGTCTTATACTCCCGGATCACATCGTCTTGCAAGATTTTCTGAATATCTTCCCAACTAGGAGCAGCCATTAGTGCGGCAACTTCCGGAGGTGGCTCTGGCGGGGGTGCAGGGGGTTGCCCAGGCTGTGGCGGTTGCTGTTGTGCCATCATAGCTTGCTGCTGCATCTGCGCGCCGACCTTCTCCTTCTCCTCAGCCGTGAAGAACTGCAGCCCCGTCATGGCCTTCATCGTGCCAATTTCAAACTTCGCGCCGGCAATCTCCAGCATAATCGTCAGAGCTTCACGGCAATATCTTTGCACTTCCTTCTGCATTTTCTTGAGACGAAGCGTGCCCCACTGGTTTTTGATATTTTGAGCAGTAGCGGTTTCACTAGCCACAGATGCACCACGCAGAATATCAGATATGCCTGTAATCTCATAAATCACCTGCTTGCATTGTTCGCGCTGACCATAAAGTGCCTGTGCGGTGGCAGCCAATTGCTCAG